GCCAGATCGGGCCGATCATCCAGCAACACCTGCGGCGCATAGAACAGCAGATGCGTGCGCACCGCCGGCGCTGCGCCCCGTGCCGCCGCCAGCATGCCAGCCGTGGCCTGCGCCAACTGCGCCCCGCACCAATCGAGATACGCCTGTTCCGCCGGCGATCGGGGCCCCCGAATATCGCCTATCGCGGGCGGCGGCGCACCGGTTTCAGCCTGCCAGCGCGCCACCGTGGCACCATCGTACAGGCAGGGCCGGGCATCGGGCCCTACCCACCACCAGGGCTCCCCCACCTGCAACGCCGGCGCCAAGCCCGCCGGCACCAGCGCCATCGCCGCCGCCACCACGCTGCACAGCCACGCCTGCGCATCATCGTTGCACGGGGACAGCAGCGCCGATGGCGGCACCCAGCCGGTCAGCCCCATGGCGCCATCCGCATCGCGCTGCGACCAATCCGCCGGGCAATGCGCGGCAAACAACTCCATCGAAAGCGACAGGATGGGCGCAAAGCCCAGTGCAGCGGCGCGCGTCAGGAAATCGCTGTGCCAGGCGATGGCCGGGCCACAGAGCGGTCGTGCCGGATCAACCAGAAAGCCATCGCCGGCAGCCTGCAGCGCCATGAAATGGCTCATGCCCAGATAATGGGTGATCGCCCCGCGCCAGCCGAGCAGCAGCGCCTGCTCCAGGATGCGCTCCGGCGTCTGGTTGTACAGATCGTCGTAGGCGGTGCACAGCCGCCAGTCGTGCGGCGGCACCGCCGGCCGACCCGCCTGCAGCACCGCCCCGCCGCCATCCAGCGCCAGCGTCGTCAGCCGCACCTCGGCCATGGCCACGCCCGGCAAGGGGGCATCGGTGCCGTCGTGGCCCGGCGGCACCAGGCTGATGAACAGCCGGTCAATATCGCCGGCCCACACCGGATCGGCCTCTGCCGGCAGCAGGAAACCGCCCGCCAGGGCATCGAAATCCAGCGTGATCTCCGCATCCGTGGGGGACCCGACGGCATGGTTCCACAAGCGCACATACCAGTTGCGCGCCGCGCCCGCCGCATCGCGGCCCTCGATGGTCAGCACCGGGCCGTTCACGGCATCCAGCGCCAGCACATCCCCGCTCGACTGCCAGCGAAACCGCCACAGCAGCCCCCGATAATCGCGCGCCGTTGCCAGCGCACACAGGGGATGGCTCCAGCGGTCGGCCGATTCCCAGATCAGGCCGGCCAGATCATTGCGTCGCTGGAACTCCAGCGACGCTACCAGCGTTTCCGGCCCTTCGGTCACCACACTGGCCATCATCGGCCGCGGAAAATCCACCAGCCACCAGCGCGGATCGAACCGCCGCACCGGCCGCGTCGCGCCCTGATCGTCCGGCCCGGCCAGCCACCAGCGCATCATGGCCGCACCCGGTCCAGCGTGCGCGCCACGGCGCGCGCCACCTGGTTGCCGGTCTGCTGCATCACCGCCGCACTGGCGTCACGCGGCGCCGCCACATTCACCACGATATTCACCGGCCGCCCGCCGCCGCTGCCATTGGCCTCCACCCGCCCGGCCGCCGTCGGCACGAACAGCTCCGGCCCGCGTTCACCCACCATATAGGCGCGCCCGGCGCTCACTTGCCCGCCAGTGGCCCGGCCCGGCAGGCCCAGCAGGCTGCCGATCAGGCCACCACCACCGCCGAAAATCGCCCCGAAATCCAGGCGCAGCGCCTGCCCGGCAATATCCGACAGCGCCGACACCGCAATGCGCCGCAAATCATCAAAGCCCAGCTTGCCATCGGCCAGCGCGCGGCTCAGCGATCGGCTCAGCCCGGCCCCGGCCCGCTCCAGCCCGGCCGCCAGCGGCCCATCCAGCGTGCGCTGCACCTCACCCACACCAGCCAGAAACCCGCCGGTATCGGCGCGCAGCTTCACCACCAGCTCATCCACATCATCCATCGGGAAAAGCCTCCATCAATGCCGCCAGTTTCGCTGCGTCAGCAGGCGCCTCTGGCACCGCATCCAGCCCCAGCGCCGTCACCAGTTCCGCCGGCGTCGCCGCCCAGAACTCGGCCGGCCGCCAGCCCAGCGCCGCGGCAGCAATATGCGCGGCCCGCCGCGCTGCATCGGCAAAGCTCATCGGCCCGCCAGGATCTGGCCCAGCAACACCCGCAGCGCCGGCGCGGCATTCACCAGCCCGCCAGCCACCAGTGCGTCGGCAAAGGCCGCGCGCTCACGTGGTTCCGTCAGGCAATGCCAGAACAGCGCCACCAGCTCGGCCAGCGTCAGCTGCCCCGCTGCTGCCCGCTCACACAGCGCAAACAACGGCCCCAGTTCAGCCTCCGCCGCCACCAGGGCCGAAAAGGTCGGGCGCAACAGCAGCCGCTCCCCGGCGATCAGCACTTCCGCCTCGCCCCGGATGGCGTTGGCCCCGCTCATGCCGAAACCACCGGCCCGCTGCTTTCCAGCGCCAGGCTGTAGGTGCGCTCACCATTGAAATCGCCGGCATAATCCAGCCGCCCGATCTGGAAGCGGCCGGTGATCGTCTCGCCGCTTTCGAACTGCACCTGATAATCATCGATCACCCCGCCCAGCGCACTGGCCTTCACCCGCGCCTCCGCCGCCGATCCGGTGAACACACCCGATCCCGAAAGCGACACCGATCGCACCCCCGCGCCCGACAGCAATTCGCGCCAACCGCCCGAACCCTGGTTGGTCACCACCACGCTTTCCGTTGCCAGCGTCAGCTGCGTCGTGCGCAGGCCCGCCACCGTGGTGAACACCGGCGGCACCGCCCCATTGCCAACCTTCAACAGGAAGGCCGCGCCCTTTTCCATCGCCATGCAAATGCTCCTGTTTTGCCCTTCAGATCCCTCCCCACAAGGGGGAGGGAGCGTTCGCTTCAAACCTGCTCGGTAAACACCCGCAGCTCGATGCTGCCCGGCCGCCAGCCGGCTTCGGCCGCCGCCACACCCGTGCGCAGCAACTGCACCACCACGATGCGCTGCCCGGCATGCACCCCGTTCAAGGCGCGCAGCCGCCCCTCTGCCGCGCCGAGCAACCCGCGCAGCCGCGCCGCGCCGGCCCGATCATCCCAGATCGTCACCAGCACCCGCACCGCATGGCCGATCCCGGTTTTGCTGCTCCAGTCGCTCACTTGGTCCGGCCCGATCACCGCATAGGGCGCAGACGCATCCGCCGGCGGGCCATCAAACACGCCGTTCAACCCCGGCAGGTCGGCCAGCGCCGCCACCACCGCCGTCTGCACCGCCAGGCTCGCGCTCATAGTCCGTCTCCCGGCCACAACAAATCGGCCTCCGGCAGCCGGTCGCGACGGCCGCGCCGCAGCCGCTGCACGCCCGGCCCGCGCAGCCGCACACTGCCGGCGTCGTGCGTCACGTCGCCAAATCCCACCCAGCGCAGCGCAACCCCCGCGCCCAGTCGCGCCAGCGCCGCATCGGAAAGCCGCGCCACGCGCCGCCGCAGCAGTACCGCCAGCATCGCCCCCATCATGGCCCGCGCCCTTCGCACAACAGGCTGGCCAGCCCGGGCAATGCCGGATCGCGCCCCACCGCCAGCACCGCGAGGCAAGCCCCGCGCCAGCGCAGCCGCACCGCCAGCCCCAGATCATCGCGATCGCGCAGCACCACCCGCCAGCGCCGCACGCTGCGCGCCGCCTCTCCGCCATTTGCCGCCGCCAGCGCACCGTCAGGGCGCAGCTCGGCATGGGCACGGCCCACCGCCACCCACGCGCCAACATCATCACCAGCGTCGTCCCGCGCCGTCTGCCAACGCTCGATCACCACGGCCTCCCGCAGCCGTCCCGCCAACTCGCCCATGTTCAGCCTCCCAGGCGCATGCGCCGCCACGGCCGCCACAGGGCCGCAACGGCGGCGGGCGGCGGGCCGGCATCGGCAGCGTCGCGATGGCTGAACAAATGGCTCACCAGCCGCACCACGCCGGCGCGCAGCGGCTCCGGCACGCTGTTCCAATCCGCGCCCAGCCCGGCACGAAAGCGCACCACCACACGGCCATCCGGCACCCGCACCAGCCGCACCCAGCCGGTGCCATCGGCGGCAATATCGGCCTGCCAATCGCCAGCCGGCAGCGCATCCGCCCCCACCATCACGCCGGAAATCGCTACACATGGCAGCGCCTGGAGCCGTTGCCAGGCGGAATCGCGCACCAGCGCCTGCTCGCCTTCGCGCTCGATCAGCCATTGGCCGATGAAGGCCTCGCACAGGCCCATGGCGGCCCGGATATGCCCGGCGATGATCGCATCCTCGTCATCCCGATCCAGCCGCAGCGCCGCCTTGCATTCGGCAAGACCAACCACCAGTGGCCCCGCTTCCATTGCAACCGCCATCACCGCTCCTCCACCCGCACCATCAGCGTGCGCTCATCGCTGCTGCCATCGTCCAGCGTCACCCGATTGGTCACTCGGCACACCTGCCCCACGCGGCCACCGCTCAGCGTGATCGCCGTGCGCCCGCCCGTCTGGCGCGGATTGGCCAGCACCAGGGCATCATCCGGCAACACGCTCCACAGCGATGCCACGATGGCGCGGCCGGCCAGATAGCCGGCATCCCAATCGACGGCGTGGTCGATCACCGCGCCGGGGTCCTTCAGAAACAGCGTCATGGGGTGCCTTTCGTGTTCGATTGCCGGCGATACCGATCGCGCGCCTCACACCGGCGGGGATGCCACCACCGTCCACGCCGCCACATTCAGCGCCGCGCCAGCCAGCACCGGCTGCGGCGGACAGGTCGTTACGTACAGCAGGCGCCCTCCCGCCCCATCGATCAGGGCGACATGATCGGCCGTGCCGTTGGCCATGGCTACCAGGCCGTCCTGCGCCGACACGGCCAGTTGCCGGCCACCGCCCGGTGCATCGGCCTTGGCGAAATCCGCCGGCAGCAACGCCGCTTCGGCCAGCGGTGCCGCCAGGGCCGCAGCCAGGTCAGCCGGCTGCCCGGCCAGCACCAGCAAGCGATCGGCCGCAGCCAGAATGTCCAGCCCGGCATCCAGCACCGGCCGGCCCGCAAATCGCGCCATGGTCATTCTCCCAGAATGGAAAGGTCAGTCGCCGCGCACCGCCAGCACCGCCAGCACCGCCGCCGCCCGCACGGGCAGCGCTGGCAGCAAGATCAACGCGCGGCCGGGGCCAGCCACCACCGTG